TCATTCGGTATTTCTCCTTATTTATAGTAGATTAAATCTATCCAGATAGTCTTTTACATCATCTGGCATAGGTTTATAGTGTATCACATTGTCCTTACCAGTGTCAACCTGCTTAGGTCGATCACTAATAGTATGAACTTCTATCAATTGGTTTTGATCTTTTGGGGTATGTGATATTGCCCCAAATACTGCCCCACACACGGCATCTGCTAAGTCCTTAGACTTCTTTCGTGGGTGGTCAACTCTATTATTTTTCATAATCTTTAACTGTGTTAGTTCATCAAACAAAAGTTCAATTGCTGGCATGACCAATCTTTCCTCATAGACAAGCATTGCCATATCTTCATAATGTTTTTTAGCAACAGAAACAGTATCAGTTCTCATCCCTACTTGCTTTAACTCGTTTTGGATATCAAATGATTGCCAACGGTCAAAGGAAACCATTCCAATATTAAACCCAAGTCTGCGAAGGTTCTGAATCCACTGTTTAACTTCTGATAAGTTTACTGGGCCCTCAATCTTTGGTTCCCACCATGCTACTGCATCTACTACTACAATTGGTGCTACTTGTTCGTAGTTGTTAATGACTTGTATGTTTACCCATTTTTCTACATGTGCAATAGCAACAGCACACTTATCGTGCTTCTGGGCAAGGTCAGCGTGTACATAATAAACCTTATCTGGATCTGGTTTAAATGATTCATCAAACCTTCTAAAGTTATCCACAGGGTTGTGTAGGGTCATGCATTTTCTTACCTTTTCTACTTGCTTAAAAAATGCATCAGATGCAAAGGTTGGAACACATGTAAATCGCATCATTGCATCGCCAAGATCTGTCATAAAAGCAATCATAAAGTCATCAATCTTTCGTGTTGGGTTTACTTCCCACGTTGGTCTTTTTAGTGCAAAGACTCCTGGATATTTGTATGAGATGATGTGATCTTCATCCCAGGAAATTTCAAAAGTATTATCTGGGCTATCTTCTGGAAGAAGTGGGTTAATTGTAAATTTATGTGTTCTTTCTATTACCTCTTTTTCAGCAATAACATCTTCATACTTTTCTGAAATATAATCTCCTGGAAAACGGGGGAAAGAAAGAAGAACAACCTTTCCAAGGTCAGGGAAACGTGAGTCTACTGATCCACGAAATGCCTTGTAGATATTGTCAGCAGTCTTTCCCTGTTCGTTTCCAGTATTAACTTCAGATGCAAATCCTGAAATCTCATCAAGTACTGCAAGAAGAAGGTTTAAACCCTCATGTGACTCACGCTCAGAGTGGCCAGAGTAAACAGTAATTGATTTATCAAACTCAACTGAATCAGCCTTTGCATAGTACTTTCCTACAAACCAGGGTGACCTTTCAATCTTAGATTTAAAACCTTTAAAGAAAACGTTTTTTGCTTGCTGTGCGTTAATAGCAACATTGATTAGGTCAATAGCATCTCCAGATGGCTTACCAAAATATTTTGCTGGGTCTTTTAAACAAAGAAGTTTGTATACGATGTATGCACATGCTACTGTTGATACGAAGTCTTTTCCAGATCCCTTGCCAAGTTGAAGAATGATTTCATTCTTAGTATACTTACTATAATACTGGCTACCTTTTTCTTCACCAAGCATATTAACCAAATCTTCTTTACGATAAATCTGGCTCATTGCTTCTACAATGTCATACTGTATATCAGATAGCGGTGGCTGGCCAAGGTAGTCTTGTCCTTCAACAAATGTCCTTGCGTCTACTGGAATTTCAATAAAGTGATCGTCCTGTAGTGCTTCTAAGAAATCATTGAATATCGTGGACAACTGTAATCACCTCGTTGTCTTTTGCAAATGAAGAAAGTCTACGCATAATCTCATCACGGACTTGTGGGTACTCAGATGCAATATCTTTTAGTATTGAGACTAAGACTTCTTGTCTTCTCTCAATCTCCATCATCTCTTCTGCAAGTTCTTTGTTTTCAAGTAGTCCAGCCTTTTGAAGCATGTCAATTCTTTTAGACTCTATATCCATCACAAGTTTAATTGCTGCAGTCTTAGCGCTAAGATTATTTGTCATTGATGCCTCATCAATAACTTCGTATGTACGAGATACTAACTTGCTGTAGTGTGTGTCTGCAGCAGCAAGCGCTTCTTTAGCACGAGCACGAATAGCATCGTTAGCAGAGGCCATAACTTTCCACTCATTAATAAGTGTTACAACTTTTTGTCTTGGTATTGCAAGTTGTTTAGAAATTACTGTTGGGTCATTTCCCTTTAAGTATTCTTCTACTACTTGATTTACTTGATCCAGGTGCTTAACTAAATCATCTTCAGTTGACATACTTACCCTCTAATCTATTAATTTCGTCTTTAATATAAAAGACTGCCTTCTCAAGATCTTGTATTGTCTTTGCCTCATCTTTAAGTCCTGCTCTCCACAAATACTTAAAAGCATTTCCAATATTGAAATTACGATGTCGAGTTATCTCAATGCACTCAATACCAGATGGGTCTGAGGTATAGTGTAATGGATTATTAACTTGATCAACTGTTATATTTAGGTTATCACTCATCGTCTGGCTCCCAATCAAATGCTTCTGGAATGCCCTTTAGTGCAGCAAACGCAAAAGCAAAACCAACAGTGCCTGCTATAGCAAGTGCTACTAATGCTTTTTCAATTTTATTCATCGTTTAGACCTCCTCAATTTAAATTTTGCAAGGTATACGTAGATAGTTTCTAAACTCACTCCACATTCCTTTGCAATATCTTCTGGAGTCTTTTTGTCTATAAGATATCTCTTACGCATAAAAGTCTCTGATGTATATAGTTTAGCACCCACGATATTAATTGTCAACTTCTTTCTCGCTAATATCATAGTTAAACCTATCAGAGTTTTCCATGATCCACTTGTCTTGATTTTCAACATCATATTTTCTTTCATTAATTATTCTATCAATCAAATATTCTTTCTCAAGAGTAAAAGATGGCTCATACACACGGACCCTATTGTTAGGCTGAATAGCAAAGTTTCCATCATCTCTTTGTATGACGTGCCCACACTTATGGTCTGCTGGACTTTCAGAGTATCCATCATCTAAAACATTTGTATCTGGGTTATGCCAGTCTAATGTAAATAGATATGTGCCCTTGTGCATTGTTTTTGTTCGATCTATGTAGGACATTCTAAGATTGGTCAGGTTTTCAAATTGAGTTACAGCAACGTGATGACTAAAAGAATTCCACAAAACTAAATTGTGTAGATCAACTTCAGGTATCCCTGGCTCTGTACAAAAAGCAGAGATTGGAAGTCTCCACCATAGACCACCATCTGGCATCATAATATGAAACAGTGGGCTTCTAGACTTTAAACTTGAAACACCAAAGACTACGCACTCAAAGTATTTATCGTGGCTATCTTGATGGTTTCTTAAATAGTTTCCCCTTACATAACAGTTTATTGGTGGTATGTTTGCATTTAGTTCTGGCATTATACATTCTCTCCTATCGCTTTGTTCCAATTTTTTAATGCCCAATGGCCAATCCCACAAGCATCTGCTACATCGTTATCGGTAATTGTTCTGTCATAGTTAATATTAATAAAGTTAATTGTTCTTTGCTTTCTTAGTTCTCTTTCGTGTGTCTTAAGCCATGATTCTGACTTCCCTGGATTTTGTGCTTTAATAAATAGTTTTTCATCTTTAGAGATCTTCTTATTACCAATAAAGTTTTGCCAAGTAATTGGGGCAACCTTGCCTATAACCTTAGTCCCAGACTGTCCTGCTGATCCAAGGATTGCCCCTTGAACTAAAGCCAGGTCTGCTGCTGTCTTAGGGCTGTTCATAAAGACTGTGTGCTCAATTACAATTGCTTCAAAACCTCCGTACATATCAAGAAATAGTTTAACTTTCTGTCCAGCATCCATAACCTTTTCATATGTATCCTTACCCTTAAAGGTAATTTTTCCTACTGACTCTAAAGTTTTTTCTTGGGTATCAAAAATAGCAAAGGCAAGACTGTTTGTGCTTGCATCAATAGCACAAATAGTTTTTGGAATTTTAGTTCCTATTGCCTCTGCTAGTTTCATTTTAAATTATCCTTAATCTCTTTTAATGCTTTTGCTACTTCGGAAGGATTGACATTGCATTTTACACAAAGACTATCATCGTTATATATTGATAAAGCCTCTTTGCATGATTTACAATTTCTCTCCTTACCTTTTCTTTTTTGTCTTCTAGAAATCATATACCTTGCAGCAATTTTTTCTTTTGTTGACATGTCTCTACACTCTGGTGAACAGTATATCTGATAGGTTATATCAGTTTTAAATTGTTTATCACACCATTGACAATGCTTCATCTATAGGCTCCAAGGACTTTAATTTTAAGTCTCCCTTGCCAGCATCTGCACAAGCCTTCTTAATAGGACATGATTTGCAAATTTTTGAATTTGAGCGATAGTTCTTTTCAGGAAGGGTTCTGTCGACCCAAGCCTTACGAACTGATCTCATCCATTCAAACGTCTGGTCTACCCACCGACGATAATAATCATTTACTTCTACTGGAAGAATAAGCAACTCGTGATTGTTT